ATCTAGTCTATGTATGATATTGAACAACGGGCTAGCCTTTAGGAGTCAATAAGTTTGAGCCTGTATGAGCCAAAAAAGTAAGCCTGTGTGTTGCCCGCTACCACTGATGTTATAGTTCTTATTAGCAATGGATCCTAAGTTCTTAATCAGAAAATGCAAAAGTGCCATAAGTGCTTTCCATCAATGTTTCAGCAACATTATTTATAAATAGTATTACTATGAAGAGAAAAACAAGATCTATTTTAGAAGAAATTAATGCAATGGCTCCTAAGAGAGACAAAAAACAGATTGTTGAGTCTAATGCCGAGCAAGTAATTGTAACTGCAATTAATTTAATTGAATTAATTAATGAAAGTTTTGATGTTGAAACGGCTGCAGATTTAAATAAACGTCTTATTAACAGTATTAGAACTAAAGATCCACGAAAATTTAAAAGAGGAATAGCTAGAGTTGAAAATCAAAGATATAATCAGTGGGACTCATAAAAGGCGTTCAAAGCGTGGATCCCGAATTAAACGAATTAAACAAAGAAGTCTTTTCGGAGAAGATAGCGGTAGTAAAAACACGCACTTAGATCACGCTGAAGAAATTGTTTTCCTTCGTGGTGCTACTGGTGTGCAACAATTAGTCAGTGGCTTTAATAATCTATTATCAATGTTAACAGGCAGTGGTGGCGACAGTAATGTTACTACCAAGTGGGACGGAAGTCCTGCCATTTTTTGTGGTATTGATCCAAGTGATGGTAAATTTTTTGTAGGTACAAAAGGTGTATTTGCTAAAAATGCCAAGCTAAACAAGAGCATGGAAGATATTGAAACAAATCACGGCGATGTTACTAAAAATGGTGAAAACGTTAGCAAAGAAGGGTTACGTGAAAAATTACGTTATGCTTTGCAATATTTGCCAGAGCTAGGTATTACAGGTGTATTGCAAGGCGATATGTTGTATACTAGACCAGATCTTAAAATGGTGCAAATTGATGGACAACAGGCTGTAGCATTTACACCAAATACAATTACATACACAATGCCAACTGATAGTGATGTTGGAAAACAAATATTAAGTTCACAAATGGGCATTGTTTTTCACACAGAGTACACTGGAGACAGTATTTCTACTATGAGTGCTAATTTTGGATTTAATGCCGACAGTTTAAACCCAAGTAGTAATGTTTGGTTTACTGACGCAACAATTAAAAACGTTAGCGATCAAGTGTCATTTGACAAAAAAGAAGTTGCGCAAATTGGTCAAGCAATTAAAAATTTAAGTAGTTTAGGACAAAATGTAAAACAATTTGAAGTATTAAACAAGCAAATGCCAATTGATCTTATTCAAGAATTAAAAGCACATGCTAATACTCCTATTAGAAGCGGACAGCCATTACAACAAGATCCAACACAGTTTGCAAAAACATTTACAGAACGTGTTAAACAAAAATTTGCAAAAGCAATTGACAGTTTAAAATCAGATCGTGGTCGTGAAAATAAACAAGCACAATTACAGCAAGTATTACAAATATTAGACGAGCACGTAAATGATATTGCTGGAATGTATAAAGCGTATTTGTTAGCAGATCGTATTAAAATGATGTTCCAACGTAAAATGCGTGAAATACGTGCAATAGATAGTTTTATACAACAACCAGACGGCAGTTTTAAAGTAACAGATCCAGAAGGGTTTGTTGTGGTAGGTAGTGATGGTAATGCAATGAAAATTGTTGACCGCTTGGAATTTAGTGCAGCGAATTTTGCATAAGGTAAATAGTAATATGGAACAAAAGTACACAGCACAACAATGGGCAGCAATACAAGGAGGACATCAAATTGATGAATCTCCAAAGTATAGTTTCTTGAGCAATTTAAATGAAAGCAAAATGTATCGTACCCGCAAACAACTCAATGCAACTGCAGTAGATGATGTTGCAGACTTTGCATTTTTAAATTTAATTTCTATGCACATTTTAAATAGTGATGAGCAAACACAAAAAATTGCACAATCATATGCTAAACGTACTATTGCAAATAACCAATTTAAAAATTATAGACAAAGCGGAACAGATTTATATCAAGCGTTGCACAAATTAACAACAAACGATAAAGTAAACTTACCTGATGAAGAACTAAAAGCATATTTACGTGATGTAGCAAAAGGTAAACCAACACCACGAGCACGTGGGTTATTCATGAAGTTAGAACGTGCACTTAAAATTCAAGATTCAAATTACAAGAGTATGCGTAGACTTGGTGTTGATTGGGAAAAATTAAGTCCTACTCAACGTCAGCTTGTAAACACAAGAATGCTTCAGTACTACAAAACAAATGCTATTAGAAGTGAACTATATGAACCATTAAAACAGTATTCAAGAGCAAATAATTATATATTAGCAGGTGTTGGTAATGCTGAAAAAGCCAGTGTTGCTAAAAAGATTGCTGTTAGAACTGCTATGGGTGCGGCAAGTGCTGCAGCAGGGTTTCAAATGGGTAGAGCGTTTGGTAGAAGTTTGGTCCGAGGAAGAAGTCCTGACTTAAAGTAGGTGATACTTGACTGAAAAATACACTATCTATACTCTAATAGATATTACAAATAGTAAAAATACTAATTCAAAATCTAAAAATATCAAAGAGTATAATCAGCAGCAAAATTTAAATACTATGATACAAATTATAGGTCTTCGTAGTCAGCCTATACAATACGAATCTTTGGTATTAAATGCACAAGATCTAGCACAATACCAGTTCGGAAACCAGTTTAAGGGACTACATACTGTGTGGGAATTTCAGTTTGTAACAGAACATAGCCAAGTCTATGAAAAAGACCAAGACCCTGTTTATTTTTTAAAAGATGACTTTGACGGTGTAGCATTTACACCATACTTAGATGAAACTGTAAATTTCTTATCTTCTACTTTTGAAACAAAAAATCTAGATTTAAGAAACATATACTTTAATAAACTTGTAATCTAATATAAATAGTTATGTAACGATGAAAGTATTATATTACAACGATCGTTTCTAGGCACACTACAAAGGCAAAACATACCAAGGCTCCTACCAACACGATGCTAAGAAGCATTTAAGCCGTAGAAGAGTGAATCTATGTCAGTAACTACAATCGGAACGACTCAAATTGAGCGTGAAAATTTAAGCACACGTTGACCTGTGTGCCGAAAGGTATCTTATTTTGAATGAAAAGGTGAATAACATAGACACAAGGCTAACAAATATTGAGACATCCGTTCAACGGATGCGTGAAGATAGTATTCGTGAGTTTTCTCGCCTTAGAGAAGATATGATCAAAGCACAGAATACTACAAATAAAATCATGATGGGCACAAGTGGTACTATCATCGCTGGCGTATTAACAGTTGTCGCTACATTATTAATGTCATAAACTTTCCGATAAATAACTTTATGAACTTTAGTGAATTTACATCACAAGAGCCTGTTGTGGAAGCACAACTTGTATGGGCTCGTAAGGGTAATAAAATTGCTCGTAAATTTCGTTGTGCTGTTGGTCAACGTGCTGGTAGAGTAGTGAGCGATCCAAGCCAATGTAGTAAACCAATTGACATTAAAAAACGTATAACACTTAGAAAAACAAAGGCACGTATGGGTGCAAGGATGGCTCGTAAAGCACAAAGAACAAAACGTATGAATCCAGCAAGTAAAGCAGTCCAACGTCTTAATAAGGTAAAATAAAATGAAAGTATCAGACATTGTAGAAAGATATGGAATGAGATCAGGCACAGCAATGGCTAGAGATTCTGCATCATCTGTAACTAATCAAAATAAACGTGCTAATGCTCAAGCAGCTGATAGTAATAGAGAAGCAAATATTTCTAATAAACACGCAGAAAGAAGTGCAAAAAGAAAACGCTATGCACCAACTGGCGTGCCGTTTAGATTAATGCAACCACAAGCACCAGCAGGACCAGAGGGAGAACAATAATGAGAGCGTTTGTAACCAAAGGTGGTTTCCCTACATTTATTAATAGTCGTGAAAGTGATTTTTTAGATCAATATTTTACTGAAGATGTAATTTTAGAAAAAGAAAATTTAAGTGAGAGAGAAGCATATATTGCTCAAAATTTAGTAACACGTGGTGTACTAGACAAAGTAGTTAACAGTGGCACAACGGGCTATAAACTTAATATTAACAAATATGGAAAATTATAATGAGCCGTAGCCTTAAAGAAATACTCTTACAACAAGTTGAAGAAACTAGTCAAGCCTTAAATGAAGCAGCAAATTCTGATGTTAATTTAAAAGTAGCAATGACACAAACAGTAACACCTGATAGTATTACTATACAAAATTATCGTATTGATATTATTAGTGAAGAATTTGCTGGTAGAAAAAAGAATTTTTATAATATTGTTGAAGACAATAAAGTAATACATCGTGATTTGGCTTTATTTGAAACTGCAATGGGTATTGTTAAAAGATATATTGCAAATAGCATATCACAAATTAGTGAATTAGAAAAACTTGATATGGAATATTGCAATGCATTATACGAAACTTGGATGCACCAGAGTCGTGCAAAAAAAGGCGGCATAAACGAAGATATTGCACTAGCAAAAGCTGGCGCCGCAAAAAGTAAAGTCGCAGAAGCGAAGCGCAAAATAATGAAAAGACTATAAATATACTATATAACGGGGAATAAGAAAATGTATTTAAACGATTTAAACTCAGCTTCTCATAGTGTTGACAAAATTAATAAAGTGTTAGCCAATACATTTGGTCACAATGTTAATATCAGCGAAATGAGCACAAATGCATTAGAGCGTATGCTTACAGCAACTAATGCAAAAATTACACAGATCAAAGAAAGTGATCTAACATACTGGGAAAATCCACAGTATAACAAACTAAACCTAATTTCACATTCATTAAAAACATATATTAATGAAGTGGCACCAGGTCGTACAGACGGTAAAACAATGAAAACAAAAGTAAAAGAATCTGCAGAACTTGAAGCAGCAGAAGTTATGCTAGCAGCGCAAGAGCTAGTTGACGAACTACAAAAAATGGTTGAAAACCTAGCAGAGATGCAAGTACAAAAACTAATGCCAATTGTTGATGCAATGAAAGAGCAAATGGGTTTTGAACAAGCTGAAGCATATAATGCCGCAGCTGATGCAGCACTAGCTAGTTTACTAGACCAAGCTAAAGCAGCTAAAGATGCACTAGACAATGCAACAATGGCGGCACGTGGTGAAGCACCAGCAGCGCCTGCTCCAACAGACATGGCAATGGATCCAGCAATGGACATGGGCGATGATGACATGTCAATGGACGATGATTTTGCAGTAGATACAGCCGCAGCAGGTGAAGAAAATGCAACAGGCCGTGAAATGAAAGAAGGCCTAGATGTGATGGAAGCACAAGCAATAAAAGAAAAAAAGTTCTTGGAAGCTAAAGACCGTATTTTCCAGATGCTAGAAGCAGGCCAAATTACCAAAGAACAGTTTTTAGATATGATGAATGAATTTGATTTAGGTAGATTAAATCCATTTAGAAAACGTGGCCCAGCAGTGCCAGCAGGTAATCCTACAAGTAGTATGCCAGAACCAGCACAAGATATGATTGGAAAACAGTACAAAGGTGCGTTTGATCGTATTCAAGGCGGTGAAAGAATTGGTGATTTAGATAGAAAAGGATCTACACAAGCTCTGATGAGACATATGGATAAAAGATACGGCGGTGGCGGCATTCGTCCAGATGGCACAGGTGATTGGACTGCTAGAGGAAGAAAGTAACAAATGAAAGCAACTGAACTATTACATGAAGGTCAGGATTATGTGTTAAACGGTATAGAAGAAATTATCGTTAGAGCAAAAGCACGTGGCTTTACAAAAATAAAAACACCGACTGTACTAGCAAAGCTAGAAGCAGGAGGATATTTTATTGACATGGGTAGCTTAGTTGATTTACTAAACAGTATTGACGCTGTTGGTTCTGCCAACAAAGAAACCATCACTTTGACAAATGCATTGCCCCCGGATGCAAATCAGCCTGATGATACTGTCAGTAAAATGGCGTCAAAACAACTTACTAAAAAGGATAAGAAACTATGAGTTACAGTATTAACAGTAATCAAGCACGTACTATAGCTAGAAGTCAACTTTCTATTTTTAATGAAAGCAAAAAACTCATGGAAACTGTTATTACTGATGCAACAAATGGTGCTTATCAAACTACAGTAAGCGATGGTACTGATATGACAGAAAGCACACCAACAATTACTGTTACTGGTACAGTTGCAAATCCTACTATTACAGGTACACCATCACTTATTCTTAACAGCACAACTATTACTTTGGGAACAACAGGAACCAATCTCAATTCTATTATAGCTGATATCAATGATGGTGGTATTAGTGGAATTGTTGCTAGTAAAAATACTGCAAATAATTTAGTAATAACATACACTGCGCCGGCCGCAACAACCTGGGAATTATCAATTGGTGCTGGAACAGCAAATGTAGATCTAGGTCTTCAAACTGGTGCCACTGTGGTTGCAACTAATCCGTCTAGTGTTTCTTATTTTCAAGTTTGGCAAGGCACTGCTGAAGACCGTGCAAAAGCAGATGAAATGCGTCAAGTTATCGACTATTTTAAAAATCTAGGATACGATATAGAACGCCAAACAAACACAGCTACAAATAAAACATTTAAATGGGTTATTAGCTATTGACATTTGCTTAATGTTGTATTACATTATGTAAATGTTAACAATCAATTCCCCCTATCCATATCAAGAATTTAAAAGAAAGAGCGTTAATGGAAAACGTCTATACGAAAATCCATATGGTGATCCAGTACCTAGTGTTACAACTATCTTGGACAAAACCAAACCCCAAGAAAAACGACAAGCCCTTGCGAACTGGAAAAAACGTGTGGGCGAGGAAAATGCTCAAAGAATAGTCACTGAAGCAGCAAATGTTGGCACTATTATGCACAACATGCTTGAATCTTGGGTCAAGAACGAAGACTATTCTGGTGACCGTATACTTCAAGCAGAGATGATGGCAGAAACAGTAAAGAAAAATGTTGAGCCACATTTACAAGAAGTATGGGGAAGTGAAGTAAACTTATGTTATCCTGGTTTGTATGCTGGCACAACTGACCTAGTAGGTGTGTACAAAGGCAAGCCTACCATAATGGACTTTAAACAAACCAATAAACCCAAAAAGCGTGAATGGATTGACGACTACTTTATGCAAGCCGCTGCATATGGACTAGCACACAATGCAATGTTTGAAACTAAAATTGAAAATGCAGCAATCTTTATGTGTAGTAGAGAATGTCAATGGCAACTATTTGAGATTGGACCAGATGAATTTAAAGAATGGGAAGAAAAATGGGCAAAGCGTGTAGAGGAGTTCTATAATCTAACATAAATATGTTATAGAGGAAATTAAAATGGCAGATACACGTATTAGTAAAATTAGAGTTAGGCAAGGTAACTTTTCAGACCTTCCATTATTAGATGCTGGAGAATTTGGTTATGCAACAGATAACCAGCGTTTGTTTATAGGTAATAGTCAAATTAATGTAGGCACTGGTGATGGTGCAGAAATCGCCTATATTATTCCAACAACATTAACATCAAATAATGTTATTGGTGTCTTTTTAGATGGAAGTCAAGTTAACGCTTCTGACTACAGTATTGTAGGCACTACGCTTACATTTGCTACTCCTCCTGCTCTTAATGTAGTGATTACTGCACAATTTAACAGCGAAGTTGATTTAGTACGTTATGCAACTGTACCCAATGTTATTTCTTTACCAGCAAATGGTAATCAGCAAGACACTGGCTTTACAGTTGATACATCAGTTTACAACGTTGTAATTATGGATTATACTTTAGAATCTACTAACGGTGTACGTGCTGGGCAGTTGAGATTTGGTACTGACACTAGTGCAAGCACAACAATGATTGATGACAATTACACTGAAACAGCAACAGTAGACGTTGTCTTTAATGCAGACATTAGTATTACTAATACATTAAAGCTACAGTATACTGATAATGCTAATGCGATAACAACTTTCAAATATACGTATCAACTTTGGAACAGCAATTAAATCATAGGGCTTGGTTTGAATCTCCCAGTATACGACTTGGTATGTGGAGAGAATTTCGACGTAGCCTTGACACAGAAAATATAATGGAAGTATGTGACACTGTTGTTAAATGGTGGCAAAGTGCTCCTCTTGTTAATATAGCTATTGATCCAGTTAATAGTAATCAATGGCCAACACCTTGGGAAATGCTACACCAAGGTGACTTTTGTGAGAATAGTTTGGCATTGGGTATGAGTTATACAATTTATTATGCAAATTCTGATATACCAAATGAGTTACTATATGTAACATGTCTTGGTGATTCTTTTCAGCGTTTGTGCACACTGATTGACAATAAACACTTGCTTAACTTTGAACGTGGTGTGATAAGTACATTACCCGGTGACGATTGCACTGTAAGTTATCGTCAAAAAATAAAAAATATTATAAAATAATAAAAATCTTGCGGCAATGATGCGGCATCAATAGTCTATATTTTAAGGAAGCAGACATGAGTAACATTCAAGTAACAAAAAGAGATGGAAGTAAAGAAGCAATTGATTTAGACAAATTGCACAAAGTAGTTTTTTATGCATGTGATGGCATTAATGGAGTAAGTCCTAGCCAGGTTGAAATCAAAAGTCATTTACATTTCTATAATGGTATTACTAGTAATGATATTCAAGAAACATTAATTAAAAGTGCAAGTGAACTTATTGATGAAGATACTCCTAACTATCAGTGGGTAGCAGGTAGACTTATTGTTTATCATCTGCGTAAACAAGTTTATGATAGTTTTGAGCCATGGCCGCTAATTGACCTTATTGAGAAAAATATTGAAGACGGGTGGTATGACCCTGCACTATTAGAAGACTATTCTGCTGACGATTGGAACGAATTAAACGACTATATTAAACACGAACGTGATGAAAACTTCACATATGCTGCAATGGAACAGTGGCGTGGTAAATATTTGGTACAAAACCGTGTAACTGGTGAAATTAAAGAAACACCACAAATGGCATATATGTTAATTGCTGCAACATTGTTTGCAAAATATCCAGTAGAAACACGTTTGCGATGGGTTAAGGATTATTATGATGCAGTCAGTAACTTTGATATTTCTCTTCCTACTCCTGTTATGGCTGGTGTTAGAACTCCACAGCGCCAATTTAGTTCGTGCGTCCTTATTGAAACTGGCGATAGTCTTGATAGTATTAACGCTACTACCAGTAGTATTGTAAAATATGTAAGTCAGAAAGCAGGTATTGGGATTGGCGCAGGCAGTATCCGTGCGCTAGGTTCACCAATCCGCAAAGGCGATGCGTATCACACTGGCGTTGTTCCTTTCTATAAAATGTTCCAAAGTGCTACACGTAGTTGTAGCCAAGGTGGGGTGCGTAACGGTGCCGCTACACTTTACTATCCGATTTGGCACTTAGAAGTTGAAGACCTGCTAGTACTTAAAAACAATAAAGGTATTGAAGATAATCGTGTGCGTCACATGGATTATGGTGTACAGTTTAATAAACTAATGTATGAGCGTCTTATCTCAGGCGGTGACATTACACTGTTCTCTCCAAGTGATGTACCAGGACTATACGAAGCATTCTTTGCAGACCAAGATAAGTTTAAAGAAATATACGAACGTGCAGAACGTAACACACGACTACGCAAGAAAACAGTAAAAGCATTAGAGCTGTTCAGTCAGTTTGTAGGCGAGCGTAAAGATACAGGACGCATTTACTTAATGAATGTAGATAATGCTAATACACACAGTTCATTTAAACAAGAAGTAGCACCTGTACGTCAGAGTAACCTATGCTGTGAAATTGATTTACCAACAAAACCACTAAACGACTTTAATGATCCAGACGGTGAAATTGCACTATGTACACTAAGTGCTATCAACTGGGGTAATGTTAAAAAGCCAGATGATTTTGAAAAGATGTGTAAATTAGCAGTGCGTGGTCTTGATGCACTATTAAGCTATCAGCATTATCCAGTTATCGCAGCTAAGATGGCTACAATGGGTAGACGTCCGTTAGGTATTGGTATTATTAACCTTGCATATTGGATGGCACGTAATGGAATGACATACAGCAACCCAGACTTAGAAATGATTGACGAATATGCAGAAGCATGGAGTTACTATCTAATCAAAGCAAGTGCAGAGATTGCACAAGAGCAAGGTGCTTGTTTGTGGAATGAACAAACAAAATACAGTGATGGTATTCTTCCAATCGACACTTACAAAAAAGACGTTGATGAACTAGTACCGCATGTAGAGCGTATGA